TTTCCATCGGCTGTAAACGCAGAACCGCCAGTTGGCGTTAGAGCATCAGCAGATACACCAGTAACCTCTGCTGTTGCACCACCTGCAACAGCAGCAGTGCCAACCTCACCCGTAGCCTCAACACCTGCCGGGAATACATTTGCTTCGATAACAACAGAAACAGAACTGACAGAGCCTGTCGCCTCTAAGCCAGTTACATTTACGACTTCGTTTTCATGAACGATTACGCTGCCAACTTGCCCTGTAGCTGAAAGACCAGTTACATTTACGACTTCGTTTTCATGAACAATTACATCGCCAACTTGACCCGTGGCTGAAAGACCAGTTACAGAGACATTTAATGCAGCATTTACTGTAACTGAACCAACAGATCCTGTGGCTGATAATCCAGTTGCGGGAACATTAGCTTGAGCATCAACGTTAACTGTTCCAATTTGTCCAGTTCCAGACGATCCGGTGACTGAAACATTTGCTTCCGCGATAACAGCAATTGAGCCAACTGATCCAGTAGATGACAAACCAGTGACAGAAACATCTTTTGGTATAGACGCGACAACTGATCCAACATTTCCAGTGGCTGATAGTCCTGTAACATTTACAGTTTGACTTTGTGTTACAGACGCGCTTCCAACTTCACCAGTTCCAGACACACCTGTGACAGAAACGTTTGATTCTGCATCAGTAGTTACTGATCCAACATTTCCTGTTGAAGACAATCCTGTAGCAGAAATATTTGCGTCTGCTGTTGTAGTAACAGACCCAACACCTCCCGTGGAGGAAACACCCGTAACCGAAACATCTTTTGGAAGGGATGCGGTTACAGATCCAACTTGTCCTGTTGCAGATAATCCTGAAGGAGAAACATTGGCTTTAGCGACGATAGATACGGAGCCAACACCGCCTGTTGCAGCAAGTCCGGTAACGGGAGTATCACTTGCCCCCGCTGTTGTAACTGAACCGACTTGACCTGTGCCTGAGACACCAGTAACGCTTACAGAGAGAGGGTTCCCCCAAGCGCCTTCAGACCATGTACCGCGCCCCCAACCTGCAATAATCGCCATTTTACTAACCTAAATTTAGGCTATGCGAATAATGGCGCTGCTCGCATCTGCTGTTGGGAAAACAATTGTGAAGTCTCCAGCCGTCGAAGTTTTATCTGCACCAAAGTCTAAAACAACCACAGTGGGATCACCTGACGCACTGTCATTAAAAATCAACGCACCACGAGCCGTAACTGTTGCTGTGCTAAAAGTCAAATCAGCAAAGTCGGTCAACGCTGTTGTGCCACTTGTGCTTGGATCAACACGAGTAAGAGAAGCACCTTTTGCTGTATATCCTGTCCCAGACACTTCGTTTGAAGTTGTATACGCAGTAGTCGCGGCGGTAAACGATGCGCTATTTGTGTACATGGCAAGATTAAAAGTGCTGCCACCAGAGTTTTTAAAGTTGTGAACGCCCTCAAGAAGCTCTTTCTTAAAGCTCGTGCACATAAAATTGCCAGTAAAGGCCATATCACAGTCTCCTTATAAGTTCGGCGAGGTTTGGATGCCCCGCATCTGTAAGTGCATTATATACCGTAGTTCGGTCACTTTTGATAGCCTCTCGTAAATAAAACTCGACGACTTTTGTAATCTGACGCTCAAATACACGCGCTTGATCACGAATTGCAGGGTGTGCCGTATCCGAAACATTAACTATTTTATTAGCACAACGCTCTGCAATTTCTTCAGGCGTAAAGCCCCTATTTTGAGATGTGTGGACTTGAACACCAAAATCTTCTGGCAAACCTATGTCTAGAGCAGGTATCATGTTTTCTCCCTAATAATAAGACCTGTGCGATACGCATCAGTAACTTCTTGTGATTCACCAAAGTTTTTCACACGAGATAAGGCTTCTGTAAAGCGTTGTGTGTAATTTTGTATTAAATCACCTTCGCCTTTCATAAAAGTATATGCCTCAATAAGAGATCCATACAATAAAGCCACTGATGCATTTGTGCTCAACCATGTTGTCCCACTCCCCGCGCCAGCCGTCAGTGATGCTGGTCGATAAAAATAATGAAGCTCTGCAACATAATTAGAATCGGGAGTGGGTCCTAAAATTAAGTTATCTACATCAAATTGCGCATAATATCTAGGAGCGCCAGTTGTTGAACTGTTTGGATTAAAGGACTGCACAAAGTTTACGTCTTTAAACAAAACAAATTCTTTGCTGCTGCCATTGATAAAAGACAGACTAAACGGCGCAAGAAAATCACTTGGCAAAGCAAGATATTTGTTGCCAGATGTCATACTCCCACTTTGATTTTTTCGAAACACATCCAACTGAGCAATTTTTAAAATACGCTCCTCTGTATTTTTTATAAAAATATTAATGTTATTCACAAAGGTTGTCTCTGTGTTCTCAGTGTAGTCTTGAATTGCAGTTTTTAGTTCATCGTATGTAAAACTCATGAGATCACCACTGTAACTTGGCCCACATAACCAATAGTGTTTGTTTTATTTTGTGGGGCAGGAAATATATTGTCACCCACGCTCACAAAAACTGCGCCAGCCTTTTGATCGGGACGAGGATTTCGCAATGCCTGTGCATCTGGACGTGCTCTAAGAGGTTCTAATTGGGGATGCTTCGCTTCCCACTCGTCTTTGCCCACTAAAAGACCATTCCACTCCTTTCGCATGTCATGCAATCGGTAGCGAAAACCAGATCGGTCAGAAATACCATATGCCCACTTACCAGTGGCATACTTAGACATAGCGATAGTTCCTCAAGTCAGGCGCAACACGGAAAGACGCACGATCACGATCTTCATCCATTGCACGATTCAACTCTTCTTCATAGAGAGATTTAAGCATTTGCATCCGGTCTGGCGCACGTTTTACGCTGATATAATAAGCCAAACCCGCAGCAAGCGCGGGGTAAAAACGAAACGGAACACCAAGAGTGTTGGTGTATGTATCTGCATCGTCAAGTCTCGTTAAAGCGTCATACAAAACAACATCTGTGCTGTTATCTGGCAAAGGCCACATTTTTAAAACAGGCGTGATTTGACGATCCACAAAAAACTGAGTTGGACGCCCCTGAGTCGTTTTTGTAGGAATATTTAGATATTCATCACGACTGATACGATCTAAAGCAAAATCAGTTCCATCACGGCGCACAACAAGTGAAAGAATATCTATTACGTCAGTGCCAAGATCATAATTACCGTCATTAGATGTAACCGTAAAGGATCTTTGCTCAATCGTCCATTGATTCAAGCCGCGATTAGCCCAATCTGCAAACATCAAGTTCATAGATCTTTTTGCAGTTTTCAGATCATAACCAGTACGGACTTCCAAACCACAACGCTCAAAAGCCTCTTCGATGTAATCTGCTACATCAAGTTCAAAGTCTGTTGATCCTGATACCGCCATTATTCTTCCTCATGATACAGGTTATCGAATATCCGATTTACGTCTAGTGTATAGTCTAAATCGGATTTTGAATAGTGAATATGTTGTGATGGTTTAAAATCAGGCGCACCCTCTCCCACTTCAAACCAAGCTGGATGCGTAACTCGCACACGATTATTGGGCAACGCAACAACGTTTCCAGTCCATTCACCTGCATCTAAAAGCTGTAAAACATGACTTTGTTTATGTTGAGCGGGATCATCAGCTATTTCAGATTCAGCATAATCCACTGTAAACAAATATTTTGCAGGATAAAAATTACCATCAATCTTCGCCATCCAAGGACAAGGCGTTGCTCTATCCATAACATACACGGCGTGATGATGTGATGAACAGTCCCAAGGCTGCGCATCATATGTGTTCATAGGTTCAGGCCATTCTTCAAGAGGTATGTCAGCTACTAATGCTGTTATAGGCATACGCGCCCACATTGCACCTCCATGAATTGTATCTTCTTCTTCGTCTTCAGCTTCACTACCTGTAAAGATTACTTGAAAACTAAGGCATCTATTTGGCATTGTAGTAACGCCAATTACCATAGCATGCAAAAATTCGCCGTGATATTGCTCATGATTGTGAGTGTATTCACGGCGAACCCATGCTTTAAAATAGGGTATGTTACTATGTAAATAGGGCATTAGGCTTTGGTTACTTTGTACCCCATCTTTTTCGCTGCGGCACGAAGTTGTGCAACTGTCATTTTGCCGCCTGCTGCACCACCTTTTTTCATCATGCGGGGCTTTTTCATGCCACCAGCAGCACCGCCTTTCATCATTTTCTTTACTTTGCCACCGTTACGATAACCCTTTTTTTTCATAGCCATGAGAAACTCCTTATGATTGGCTAACTGCACCCTTTGTGCGCTTTCTTCTATTAGACATTACTTGACCACATCCTCTGGCAACAGCAGTGCCGGGTATATTTTTGCCACTGAACTTACGTTTTGATTTTGTTTCTACAACTCCACCTAAGTTCAGGTTGCGAACTTTTGCTTTTTTAGTGTTAGAAACAACAGTTTTTCCCTTTGCTCCTGCACGTTTTTTCTTTTTAGCTGTAGAGGCACGTTCTTTTTTAGATAAACTTTGGGCTTTACTGCGCGGCAAGCATCTATCTGGGTTCTTCTTATCTTTAGAAGTACCGCATTTACCTTTTATCTTCCCATCAGTACCGATGCGAACCCAATCTTGCTTTACCCAGTCTTTAAGCGCACCCATTATCTCTTCTTCTTCTTTTTGCCCTTTGCACCTTTGGCGTAGTTAGGGTCTTTGCAATATTTTGATGCTGCCATATTAGCATAAGCTGAAGGATAAGTATCAAAAGTTCTTTTTGCCCATGCCTTACCAGCCGCACATATTTTGCTGCCTTTAGACCTTCTGGAAGCCGCGCCGCCTTTTCGATAATATGTTAAACCTTTTGGTATTTTATTTTTCTGCGGGGATTTGGATACTTGTTTGGACATTTGACCTCGTGAGATTGCCATATGTTTTCTCCATTTCTAGCTTTATAAACTCTATTTGAGCTGCCATAACTTCCGTGCGTTTATCAACTGCAATGAGAGTTTGCGTTGTCCAGCTTGCCCAACTGTAGCTTATAGCGCCTACAACACCTAAAACAGTTGTAATTAAAGCCAAAGTGATTTGTTTATTTAACATTTCCAACGCTTTCTTGCCTGTCTCAAACGTGAATTTGGATCTTTTGCAGCCTTTGGAAACTTTTTCATTTGTCCAGCAGAACGCGCACAGAAAGACTTACGCCTTTTTGCATCTTTGCTACCGGGTTTTACTTTTCCTGTAACAGCAGTTTTTAATTTAGAACCGGGGTTTTTGCGACGATATGCTTTTACACCAGCTTCTGTCATTCCCGCCCCTTTTTTTGTGGGGCGGAAATTTTTCTTGTTACGCTTTGGCATTTTATCAGAGCGTTTAGCCATACTCTTTTCTCATATAAAGAATAATCGTGTAAGTATCCGCGCTTGTATGACCTATAGTTGTGAAGGCGACATCACCTGTTTTTCCAGAGCCTGCGTTATTTGTCAGACCTCCAAAAACAGTATAATCATGATTACCGCTTTGATTTTCACCTAGCTCAATACAAAATTGGTCAGAAGTTGCATCCCATAAGATTTGCACTTTCATACCAATACACTGCCACCAAATACGCTCAATAACCACACCAGTACAGGTGCGGCCTTGAGAATCGGCGGCTAACGCACTTACATCAACTTTAACAACTGCTGATTCACCAGTGCCATCAGAGACATTAGTGAATTTCATAACAGCTTTTTTGTCACCGTCGATAAGTGTTTGGGATGTTACTGCGTCAGCCATATCAACCCCCTATTAAGCGTTGTTAATAGCTTGGATGTACTCTACTGTAACATATCCTGCACCAGACGTTCCTGCGGAAAAGTCTATAAAGATCGGAAGATCGGCAGTTCCAATATCTACCCAAGTATCAGCATCTGTAATTGTTCCATCAGAACCATGAATAATTACGTTTGCAGCAGTACCTGCTGCTAATGCAGTAAATAGTTCAGTAGAAGTTGAGCTTGTACCCATGCTGATATTAGCTGCATCACATGCAGTTGTAATATAGATAGTTATTTCAGTGACTTGGCTGTTTGCAGGAAGTACAATTCCTGTATCAGCAGCAGTGGTTGATTGTGACCAAGATGCTGTTTGCGCCATCTTCACAAAACCAACGTTTGCCTTGTCAGAGCCTACAGTAGTTCCTGTAGTATCTCTAATGGTCCCTGCCTTAATAGGACCTGAAAAAGTAGTAGTAGCCATATGTATCTCCTGTCGTGGCTAGTGTCAGCTACACCATGTAGCTGTCAGGGATGAAAATAGAATAACATAATTAAGATAAAAAGAAAGGGGCAACCGAAGTTGCCCCAAGTCAAACAGGGAGGAGAACTAATGAAAAACCATCAGTCCTCTCTACTGTAGCACATTTTAGGCTCCGGGGGAACCAAATACTGCGCGTGGATCACTAAAGCCGAAGCTGTAGCGCTCACGAGCCTTAAAGCGCATGTTGCCTGTGTCGAAGTCAGCTTCCATGTTCGTTCTCATTGCAGAACGTTCAAAGTGCTTAAATCCATTAGGCGCATCAGTTTTGATGAAGAACGCATCTGGGTCTGTCAAGAAGTGGTTAACAGTGTAACCCTCTGGAAGCATACCCATGTTGCGAATCGCGTTCACATCATTGTCTGCTGTGCCAACACGAAGAGTAGATTCCAACAAGCGATCTGCAACGAATTGCAGTTGTGGTGGAATGATCAACTTGGTGCCACGTAGAGCAATGATCATGTTGCGTTCATCAACGAAGGTAGAGATGTCAATCAAAGCATTCTCAAGCGAAGTTTCGTTCAAGTCTGCTGCTGTTGACGGCTCGTTGCGGAATGTACCACCACCCGCGAGAGGGTGATCAGTCGCACAAAGTTCTTTACCATCGCCACCTGCAAAGTTGCTGTCAAACGCATTGTTAAGAACAGCAGCCGCTTTGACCTGCTTAGTGTGAGCCATAGAACGCGCAAGCGCCTTCGTGTAACGCGCACCAAGACGATCATACAGGTTGTCTTCGATTGCTTCTTCAGTCAATGCGAATGCAAGCGCCACTGTTTCGTGTGTATAACGAGCAGTGTATGCTTCATTTGCATTGTCGAACTCAACGCCAGAACCTTCAGATTTTGTGGGAGCATTCCCAAATCCGACCAGCATGACCTCCTCTTCGAATGCACGGTCTGATGTTTCCGTATCGAAGATTTCTGCATGCTGATTCTCATAGCGGTCATATTCCATACCGAATAGAGCGTTCAGGCCCGGCTCAAGTTCTTTGACGAGTTGGGAGCGTGAAATAGCCATAACTCAATCTCCTTATGCCAAGCCAGCGGTTCCACCGCTGAACAGGTGGTTGTTGATTTTTACGATCACATTTGTGTTCGCGCTCGCAACATCGCTGTTCTCAGGGTCTTGAGAAATGTCGATGGCTTTCAACGGCAAAGTTGCAGTTGTTGCACCAGTCGTCACATCAAGCTCCATACGAGAAATACCAGAAGTGGTATCTCCAACTGGAGATTGATCAACAATGTCGAAATTACCAGCCAAGTCAGCCACAGGGAATGCAGCATCAGCTTGAATTTCAAATGTTGCACCCGGATCATCAATAACATTTGCTATGATGTCAGATGCTGAAATGCTACCGGGGTAGCTATTTGAGAAAGTTGGCTTGTTCGTCGTTGGGTCCGTATAGAAGCAACCGTTGAACACACCAAGGATCAAACCTGACCCTCCTGCGGCAACACGCTCAATACCACCACCAGTTACCATAGCAACAAGGTCGCCTTGGAAGATAGCGGTGGAATAGCCTGAAGCAATGCGATAGCGGTTTTGCTGCTGTGAGCTAATGCTTGTACGAACTGGACGAAGACCAAAAGAGGCGTCTTGATTAGCCATTTTTAGTTTCCTTCAGATTATCCGCCTTTTCGACTAGAGCCGAATGAAACGGATGATTTACGTTGCGGAGCAAGTTTCGGCATGGCTGGATTGTTTTCTTGCATCCAGTCATTATCTACTGCGTCCATTTGGTTTTTAGTCACACCTTTATAGTGATTCTTCCGCTGCTCAACCATTTCGATGGGCATTCGTGCGAGAACAAGACCGCCGTTGCCAATGACACCAGCGTTACGACCCTCATCTACTATAGGTCCAATCCAATCTGGGTAATCCTCTGCGCGAACGAGGTCCCAGCCTTCTTGCCGTTTTTTAAAAACGTTAGTTTTATCATCGAACTCCATCACAGATTCACGAATCCAACGATGGACATATCCAATGGGAGGTTCAGGAGCGTCTAAGGCTGTACCGGGACGCCATTCTGTTTTGCGCTCTGTGCGCTCCCGCGATTGTACTTCGCGTGATGTCCTGTCAGCCATATCAATCTCTCCTGTTTTGCTCTAAGCGAGCGACTTCTTTTGCATATCTTTCCAGAGGAATACGCATTTTCTTGGCAAACGCCACTTGACCGGGTGTAAGTTCCACCGACTTTTTCCGCCCTGACTTTACAGACCGTCCGTTACCAGACGCAGGAGCAACGGTCTGGGCGTTGGACCGTTTCTCCTTCTTAAACCTGTGAGGCATTTCATTACGCATACGAGCGTCGATCTCTTTATAGTAATCATCGCTTGTAGGATCGTAATCTTCCTCTAATACAAGTTGCTCATGAATTGCTTGAGCAGCGCGGGTCATGATTCTATCTGACCCAAACCATTGATTCTTCTCCATCCACCTTTCCAACTTAGGATCACGCTGTGGTTGTGGCTGTTGTTGTGGTGGTTGAGAATATTGCTGTTGCGGAGCTTGAGCTTGTTGCTCTTGTTGAGCTTTTTGCTGCTCATTCTCACGCTCAATTCTAGCTTTTTGCTCACTAACTTTTTCTTTTGCCATAGCAATTTTAGCTAGTGCCTGCTGTGCCTTTGCGACTTTTTCATAATCGCCAGCCTCATTTGCTTCTTGCAAAGCACGAGTGGCTTGATGCTCTTGAGCGTTTAAGCGAGTTTCGGCTTCGTTATTATATGCACCATTTAATTGTTGCAAACGATGCCGCATTTGCTGGTTTTCAGCCTGCATTTGCTGGGCATACTGAACAGCAGCTTGAGCTTCCTCTGCTGCCTGCTTACGTTTTGCCGTTAGTTGATTGATTCGACGCTGAACAGATTCACTGTAGCTATCTAGCTCTTCGTCCCCTGAAGAATCTTTACGAACATTTGTTCGGGTTTCTTCTTCGTCCGAAGACATTTCAATTTCAACGTCTTGATCGTCGTCATCAAAATCAACAGACGTAGCTTCTTCGATGTCTTCGTCTTCACGAATGTCTTCAGCCATAGCCATTTTCCTTGCTCTCCATTACCTTATACATAAGAAATGTCTTTTGGGTCAAGAATCGTTGCGATAATATTATCGTCATTTATAATACGAACCTCAAGACCTTCCACTTTGAACCTATTTCCAGCATATCTTCCTATAAGAACCCAATCTTTTTCATTACACCAAGGGCCATTTGGGAACTTTTGGGAATCTTTATATGCATCTGGACCCAACTTAACCACATAAGCGGCTACAGTCGCAAAGGCTTCACGATCACGAACCTGATCTGGAACGTACAAACCACCTTTTGTTTGCGCACTTGGATAATAGGGAATGATGAGAACACGATAGCCTGTTGGCTGTGGTAGCCTTTCAAGCGCAGATGCCTTCATTTGAGATGGATCATCTTCGTTTTTGTTTGCCGCACCTTTACCAAAAGCATTTTCTATGGGTTTTGGCATTTCTGCGTTTTCTTTTATTGCCTTTCGCGCTGCCTTTGCAACGTTATCTGGCACAAATAACTTATTAGTCATCTGCGTACTCTATGCCTTTCATCGCGGTTTTGATTTCTTGTTCAACGTAGGACATTCCGCGTATTTCGCCTACGATGTACCGATACTCTTCAAAAGCCTGTATCGAACCATCCGCGAGCTTGTCTTTTAGACGCACATCGCGCTCACGTATGTTTTTCAAG